ATCTAAATCAAATATTCCACCACTTGTTCCACCAAGTGTTAAATTTCCATAACCAGAATAGCTATTTGGACTACCATTAATACCAACATTTTGACCACCATCTATCGTAATAGCAGTAGAAGTAGCATTATCATCTATACCTAAAGAAGTAAGATTGCCACTTGCTGTTAAGTTTCCTGTAACTGTTGCACCAGTAGATGTTGTTTCAAATTTCTTAGAGTTATCATGGTAAAGTTCAACAGCACCATCTTTAACGAACCTAGCCATTTTTCCATTAGATACTGAACCATCTGAAATTAAATCTATTTGGTTTCCATTAGTGTCTATATATAAAACTCCAGTTCCTGTGTCTCTTATATAACTCTCATTACCAGAATGATAAATTTGTAAATCTCCGCTATCGCCAAATCTTGCTCTGTCATTATCTCCAAAACTAATATTGCCAGTAGTAGTTAATCCTGTAAGTGTACCAACCGATGTAATATTCGGTTGCGCTGCAGTAGTTAATGTTCCTGCGATATTTCCACTAACGGTCAAACCTGTTAATGTACCAACAGATGTAATATTAGGTTGTGCTGCTGTTGCTAAAGTTCCGGTAATATTTCCAGTTGCAGTTATAGCTCCTACCACATCTAAAGAAACGCTTGGTGAAGCTGTTCCAATACCAACTCTATTATTAGTGCTGTCTACTTTTAAAGAATTAGTATCAACAGTTAAATCACCAGTGACTGTAAGATTTTCAAAATTAGGAAGTACACCGCTTCCAAAATTAATCGTATCTCCACTGTCTCCTAATGTAAGAGTAGTGCCTGATTGTGGAATTATTTTATCTACTTCTAATTGACTCATTATATAATTACCAATGTTCCTGTTGCTGTTACTGTTCCTGTAATTGTAACGGGTCCTGCTAATACTCCAGAATCAATTGTTTGATCCTCAGATATTGTTGAAGCATGTGTTACGACATAACTTGTTGCATCCATAGCCGGTGACATTGCTTTTTTAGCGGGTAGTGTACAAAATACATCTTTTGATCCAGAACCAAAATTAACTTTTGCATCAGAATTAGATGAAGAAATAATTGTATCTCTTGATAAAGTATCGGGAGTAGCATCTGTTACTGTTCCAATACCAACTTCAAATTCACCTGTTCCAGAATTAATTATACTGTAATAAGTTTTATTACCTGCACCTACTCCAGAAACAAATGTTTCAAAATCTTGAACTGCTCCTGCAAGTTCTAAGGTGACTGTTCCAGTGGTTGTACTGGTTTCTTTAACTCTATCATTTATGACTAAAGCCACTTTTCCTCCTATCCAGAGATTCTTAATATAGCGGCTGATGTAGTATCTGCGGGAAATTGAATTGTAAAAGTTCCTGATGTAGCTGTTTTATCTCCTCCAAAATCTAAAATTGCAACAGCTGCATTAGTTGTAGCAGATGAAGTATTATAGATTAAAGCTCCTCTAGCAGTCAATGTTACACCAGTAAAAGATCTATCTGCAAAATCACAAAATGCAACTCCCTTACCTGTTCCAGTTCCAATTGCAGTTCCAAGATTAGTTAAAGCTCCACCACCTGCTGTGTATTGACCACTATTTGGAACTTCAGTGTTTGATCCACCTCCAGGATTAGTAGAATAAATAGTAGTAGCTGAGTTTAAAGTAGCACTATTAGAATAAAGAGCTATTTTAAAAACATCACCACCTGATTGTTTAAAGTTGTGATCGCCTTCTAATAATTGTTTTTTAAAAGCATTTGCAATTGCCTGTGTTATAGCCATATTTTATCTCCTTATTTACCTCCGACTCTAGGAACACCAGATTGGTATTCGTCTCGTCGTCTTCTTCCCATTTGTTCGATTGAGAATCCTTCTAATACTTGTTTATACTTTCCTTCATATAATTGCAAGAGATCATTAGGACCTTTCAAAAATCCGTAAGCTTCAACTAAGCATGCATATAAAAGCCCGTTGGGAAAATTCGTACTTATATATGTAGTTGTATTAGTACTAGATAAACCAGGGTTTTTCAAGATATAGTTTAGTTGAATTGTGTATCCTGCATTAGGAGTTGGCGCAAAAACTAAAGTATCGTTGTCCCACATACTATAATATTTTGGTACTCCTGTAGATTCTGAAGAATTATATTCTGACATAAAACTAGTATCTCTATACTCTAAAAAATCTCTATTGTTTGCTTGACCTACACCATCAGAATCAACTATTTGTGCTGATCTTACGATTAAAGTATTTGGAGGTGCATTTATAAATCTTTGACCACTAATTAAAGGAGCAGTCGCATATCTTTTATTTTGATCAGAATCAACATCTCTCATAATTCTAAATTCTGCATTTTCAATTACACCATCAAGAATAGTTGATGTTAAAACATTTGAATCTACTTCTGTATAATCTCTGATTTTTTGTAATAATTCTGTGTATGTCATGGTGTTAAAGTAACTGGTCCTGCAGTTACGAACATTCCTCCTGATTTTTCTGTTACAGTAGCATTACTTCCGCAATTAAAACTATAACTATTTGTATCTACTACTGTTATACTAAATCCTGATGTATTTTCAAATAAAGAAAAAACCAGGCCTCCTGGACTTCCATCTACATTTCTAAAAACAACAGTATCGTTTGTTGATCTTCCATGCGCTGGTTCATTAACAGTTACTGTAGAAGAACCAGATGTTAAACTTAATGGATTTCCTGGTAATAAATTTTGTGTTGCAGGTTCAACTCGAGCAGGTCTTGCATTTGCTAATGCTTGTGCATCACCTGAAAATCTTGTTGGTTGCAGTTGTGGTTGTTTGGGTTCAAATTCTGAAACATGTACAAAACTTCCATCCCATTCTTTTACCATTTCTGTGTATGGAAATGCCATACCTGATCTATCAGATATTGCTTGTGAATATTTTCCTCTAGATAGTTTTGCCATTATAAACCTTCATAATAAGTTTTAGGTGTTATGAAAGAACTTGAAGGTGAACCATCTTCTTGTAATGCTCTTTGTAGTTCATCTTCGTAAAGTAATTTCATTTGTTGAACTAATTCCGGTTTAAATTTTTGAGATAAATAGTATGCAAGTCCTGATACCATACAAGGTACAAATCTATACGGTACATCTGCTTCATTAGTATAGTTTCCGGCATCTTGAATTCTTTTTACATAGTAGTAATTAATTTTGTCTCCAGCTTCATTACTTCCAGGTGTTAAATATAAAGTAATAGTTACCCTATCAATAAATCTTTGTACAAAATATTGTGTTGGTTTTCCCGTATCTGATTTATTTGAAAAACTTTGATATGCAGATCTATTTATTTTTGTTAAAGGAAAATCTATGTTAGATGAATTTCTGTAACTAGCTTCTAAAACATCATCCACGCCATAAACTGCTGTTGCACTAGATGTGCCATCAGCTGTTGATCTAAACATAGTATAAACTGATTGATTATTAACTAATGTAATTGAATTATTGGCAACTTCCCAATAATTCAAACCTCTGTTAGCCCACTCTTGAAACATTATGTTTAAAGAACGTCTTGCTGCTTTTATATCATTACCTGAATAATTAAATCTACCTAAACGTTCGTAAGCTTCAGTAATTATATCATCAATATAAAAACTTGATTCAAAAGTTGTTGTTCCAGAAGTTGCCATTTAGCCTCCTAGCCAGTGTATCCAAGTGTAACAGATCCTGTTCCAGATATAGTTGCATGAATAGTATCATCAAATCTAATACCATTACCAGGAACATAAACGTCTAAACCTTCTGTTCCAAAGTGTGCAATAAATAGTAAATCACCTGAATTGTCAGAACTATTTCTTAATTCAAGTTGTCCACTAGCATGCCCTTTTGCTTGAATATAAGTTATTCTTGAAGAACCTATATTTGTTGATCCTCCTCCAATAGTTTTAACTTGTCCAGTAGAAGTTATTCTTGTAAATCGTTGGTCTGAACTCATATTTGTTTCTCCTTAAAATTAATATGTGGACCCGAAGGTCCACACTAATTATTTATTATGCTTGTTTAGCAAATACACCTTGTACGTCAACAACTGTCCAATGAGCTGTTGAGTTTAAAGATGCACATACTATAAAGTCACCAACTTTTGATGTAGATTTTGTATTAATAATATCTTTATCGTCTGTTAAAGATCCAGCATACAAAATACCATCATTAGCATTTGGGCTAATAGTTAAAGTGTTAGCGCCATCAGTTCCTGTATTTACAAAAGTAAATACTCTTCCGATAGAAATTGCAGGTAAAGTAAATACCACACCATCAGTAGATGATGTAAAAGTTTTACCAGAATCTGCATTAGTAACTGTGTAGTTAGCGGATTTGTCTTCTAGATTGAATCCAGTTAAACCTGCTTCGTTAAATTTACCTTGCAGTACTGGTCCTCTAAATAGTGTTTTAGCCATGATTATTCTCCTAGTTGCATTCTACATAGTCTCTAGGCCGTCGACTATACTGCGTCCATGCAGAATATTAATTTATGTATAGTAAGTTTTTTATATACTAGTTTTAAGTAGAGT